GCAAATTGATTTGCTTTCAAGGTCTATATCACGGTCTGACTTTGTGCAGGGCGGCATGATACCTGACGTTGAAAACATTATAACAAACAACCTACAGAATTATATGCGCCGTAAGTTTGCAGCATTTGAAGATCCCAACTGGTTTCGTAGTGACAACGAAGCGTTTACGACGGCTTACGAAAACGCAGTTAAGTTTTACAGAGAAAGCCCGGAGATCGCAGAAGACCTGTATACAAAGTTGGTAGGTCCTGTACCAGAAAATTTCACTGTTGGTGTAGGGGTCAACCGTAGGATGTCAGAAACATCCGCAAGAGAGATGATGGATGCTTTTGTTAAACGGTATGAAAAACCGTCTAAACCTATAGCGCAAGATGGCACAGTTACCCGGTCGGTTAAAGACAGGCTTCGTACCTCGTTACTTACAAAAGAAAAGCTAAACGAACCAGCCCTTCGTTCTGTACTGGGTGAAGTTAAAGATCCAATGGAAGCTTTTGTTAGCACTGTCAATGACTTGGCAGAGTTCCGGGCTGTTGATTCATACTATCAGTATCTTGCCAAAAACTTTTTGGATCAGGGTGATGAATTTATAAGTCAAGGAGCATTTGATAATTTAAGTCTTGCAAAAAAGAATGAGTACAGAAAGCTTGATTCCGGGGGCGGCGATCAGGATTTAGCTTTTGGAGCTTTGCAAGGATCTTATGTAAAGAAACCTATCTACAATAATCTTACTAACTTGACAATGGCACAGGGCACCGCTCTTACAAACGGAACTAGACTTATCTACGGAAACTTTCTTCGTGGTAAAGGTTTGGTGCAGTTTGCAAAAACCGTTCTGTCTCCTATCACTCAAGTCCGTAATGTAACAACTGCCAGCCTGTTTGCAGCAGCGCAAGGTAATATAGGAAGAGGAGCCAACTTAGGCGAGTCCATAGGGTTGGTTGTTGACAACATATACAAGGGGGAGATTCCACGTTTAGCTAAAGCTATGGGGATATCCAATGATCAGGCTCGTGGTGTTTACTTTAGAAAGCTACAAGAGCTTGGAGTTGTTGGAACACAGGCGCAAGTTAGAGAGATTGATCGTCTTCTAGAAGAAGGTTTTGGTGGTAGCTTAAAGGCAGAGCTTGATGAGCTCGGTGTTTCTGTCGGCAGAGACAAGGGTGTTATACGAAGGACTTTGGGTAGGAGCAAGCTTGGACAGTTCCTTGACTCAGCAGTTATAAAACAAGGGCAAAGAATAACTAAGGGAGCAAGGGACGCATATCAGGGCGGCGACGATATATGGAAAATATATAATTTTGAGTTTGAACGTAACAAACTTATATCTGCTCTTGGATCTGAAACAGATGCTTTAAAGTACGCAACACAAATGGGCTTTAGAAGCGTTGATGAGTACGCGGCAGACATTGTTAAAAATGTAGTGCCTAACTATGAGCGTGTGCCAGAAGCTATTAAGCTTTTACGAAAAGCACCACTTGGCAACTTCATAGCATTCCCTGCTGAAATTATGCGAACCAGCGCGAATACTTTAAGCTATGCTATAAAAGAACTTCAGTCCGCCAACCCTAAAGTGCGCGACATTGGAATGCGTAGACTTATGGGGTTTGTCACGACAACTGCTGTTGCCGCTCCAGCAGCGCAAAGTCTCGGTATGTATCTGGGAGGCGTTGCTCAAGAACAAATGGATGCTTTGCAAAGAAGAGTTGCCCCTTGGAGCAGAAACTCCACTCTTATCCCGACATCTGTTAAGAAGGGCAAAGACGGCAAGAACTATGTAACCGGGTACGTCGATTACAGTTACCTTAACCCATATGACTATTGGCAGCGCCCTGCTCGTGCAATTTTAAACGCGGTCAACAAGGGCGAGATAGATAAGTTAGACGCAGACAAAGTGGTTTTGGAGGCTGGCTTCGGGATTCTTGAAGAGCTTACAAAACCTTTTGGAATTCCATTGCCGGGGGCGTATCCAGAAGAATCTATTTTTGCAGAAAGATTGATAGATGTAACCATAAGGCGCGGGGTAACTAGAACGGGGGCTAGAGTATATAACGACGGCTCTGGAGAGTTTGGTGTTGATACTGGGGGAGATATCGGCTTAAAGAGTTTCGCTCACATTTTTGACGCATTTAACCCGGGTGCTGTTGAACAGGTTGTCGGTGGCATAGGACCTAAACCCGAGTTAGGTGGACAGGTTGGGTACAATCCAAGTAGGTTAATGACCGCGTTAACTGCCCCTGATGGCAGAGATGCTCGTGGTAACGTGAGGCAGTTCGAGGAAGAAATCGCAGCTTTTATCACAGGTATTAGAGAGCAAAAGATAGACGCAGAAAAAGTAGTTAAGTATGGCGCTGCTCAATACGGCACTGCCACACGAGGTGCATCGCAGATATTTAATCGTGCGGCTAAAGTTGAATCCCGCATGGATCCAAGCAATGTTATCGATGCGTATGCAAAGGCAAACGAAGTGTTGTATACTCTTCAAAACGATATGTTTAGACTGGTTAAAGACATGAAAACAATGGGAATGGATGAGTTTGAAATTCGTAAAGCATTAAAAAGGTATAAAGTCGGTAATGTTTCAAACATTATGAATGGTAAATTCACTCCACAAAAAGTTTCAAACCAAATTAGAAAGAAAGCATTTAAAAATCAAAGGGAATTTGGAGGAGAGTTTCCTTTACAAGATATTAACAAGCTACGAATGGATTTAATGCGTAGACCATTAACAGGAAATACAATTGATATAGATTCTTCTAAGTCTACATCAACAGGCATTCCATCCGGGTTTCTTCCTAAAAAACCTAGAACAACGGTCCCCGGTCCATTGTCACAATTATCTACACCCACACAACCAGTTGCCGCAGCTACGGCTCCTCCCGTGGCAGCGCAAGCGGGAGCCGCTTTAGCCCCTTTAGCGGTTCCCGCAACCAATTCACTGGCTAATGCAAACCCAATCACGCTTCCTGACCCAAGGGATCAGATGATAGCGCAGAGATTAAGAGGTGTAGGATGAACAAAGATCAGTTAAGAGTGGAGCTTGCAGACGACGAAGGCTGTAAGTATTCCGTGTATTTGGATCATTTAAATTTACCAACTTTTGGAATTGGTCACCTCATTACCGAGGCGGACCCAGAGTTTGGTGAACCCATTGGTACAGAGGTGTCTGAAGAGCGAGTGCGTAGAGCATTTAACTTGGATGTGGCTGTAACCATCGACGAATGCAAAGTACTGTACAATGACTTCGATGATCTGCCTGAAGAGGCACAGTTAGTCATCTGCAACATGATGTTTAATATGGGCCGACCTCGTCTATCCAAGTTTAAAGGCATGAAAGCTGGATGCGATGCTCGGGACTGGGACAAAATGGCAGACGAAATGGTCGATTCGAGGTGGCATGATCAGGTTCCAAATCGGGCCAAGCGTTTGGTCAAGCGTATCCGTGACCTAACAAAAGACAACTAGGGAAATAAAGCGTTTATTTTCCCCAGTACAAGTAACTGAAATAATTAAATAAAAACATCGATTCTCGTGGAGCTCGTGATCAATGAACGTACCAGTATACCCTCAAGGCCCTGAGAATCGCTGTCCGAGGTGCCAAGCACCATTAAAAGTGATCCAAGTGCATGGTCATGGGCAGTGCAGCTACTGTAAGGCAGTGATAGATGACTGCTGTCAGGGTGAAACCTGTTCGGTTACGTCTTCAGACCAGAAATCCTATCGCACCTAGCTCCACTAACTACAAACTTTTTTAAGTCTGGATCGTTCATTACTTCGATGGTCATTTCTGCTGCCCGATCATTGCATTGACCAATAGTTTCATACGGTCCTCGAATATCCTCGAATACAGCGCAGTCTGATGTATCAACAATCAAACATATTAGTATCATTGCTTTAAACATTTTATTTCATTCTACCTCACCCCAGTTGTTTACGAGTGCCATGTCAACTTCAAACGGTACTTTTAATTCTGGTATGCAGTTCTCCATGATGTCTACAATTCTGTCCGCTTGTTCTTTGGACTCTATGCTAAAACATAATTCATCATGCACAGTTAACATAGGTATCAAACCTTCTTTGTAACAGTCAACCATTGCTTTTTTTGTTTGATCCGCGCTTGAACCTTGAATCAATTTATTTAAAGCTTTGTATGTAAAGGCGCGGCGTATTCTGCCTTTCCCCCCATATTCTTTTAAAGCCTCTTCTATCTTCAATGCCTTACTAAACCCAAAAGATATGGGCTCCCACATATCAAAGCGGCATTTACGTCCTAACCATGTTCTTATCGATCCCTTACTCATTGCATGTTCGGCGGATAAGTCTGCTATACCCTTAACGAAAGGGACATTCTCGTGGTATTGAGCCAACAAAACCTTGGCTTGCTCCTCATCGATGTCCATTACACCAGCAAGTTTCTTACGTCCCATGCCGTACATAATTCCAAGGTTAACAGTCTTTGCTTCCTTTCGAGTAATGTTGGCTAGGTCTGCGACCATCTGATGAAAGTCAGCGTTGCCCTTCTGGTACATTTCGACTACAGTATCAATCTCTGGATGGCGATGTAAATCGGGCAATTGAGCGCAGTAGTGTGCTAACCAACGGGGTTCTTGAGAAGCATAGTCAAAGCTGCCCCACTTTGTCCCTTCTTCTGGCAGAAACAACCCACGGATTAACCCTTTAATCTCTGGATCTCTCGCCGGGATTTGCTGTAAATTCGGGTTGCTCGACGAAAATCGTCCTGTAACTGTCCCCCCTTCATCAGAACGAAGAGGGTTAAAATCACAATGGATGCGACCGTTACACGAATGTTCAAGTATTGTCTCAACAAAGGTAGTGTTTGCCTTATTAAATTCACGCAATTTCACAATCTTCTGTGCAATTGGGTGCGTGTGATTCACAAGAAACTGTTTTGTAAAGGACGGAGCGTTAGAGTTTTCTGTCCTATGGTATTTAAGCCCAAGGGAATCGAACGCCTTTGCTATAGATGCAGCCTCCCAAGGAGAGACAGCGACCCCAGTCTCTTTCTTTATTTCTTTAAGTAAATTATCCTCTCGCTTTTGTAAATCTTTCTTGACTAACTCCGCTTTGTCTATGTCTACCCTAACCCCTTTGGTCTTCATGTCTAGTAAGCAAGGAAGTAAACTTGTCTCAAGCTCAAAAATGCTTGAAACTTTTTCCTTTACAATGTCTGCACGAAGCCTGTCCCACAGGCGCAAGGTTACCGCAGCGTCTTGCTCGGCATATCTTCCAACGAAGTTAGCATGCAACTGCCACATGCCAGACTTTGGGTTAACACCATGCATTTCGGCAGCAGAACGAAGCATCTTTTCGTTCTTCCACTCACCAAGGTACTCACCAGCCAACGAGTTCAAGTTGTAGAACCTGCGGTTCTCGTTCAACAGTGGTGCTGCAATCATTGTGTCAATGATTTTACCTTGTACTTCGATACCAGCCCACCGCAACCAGCCCAGATCATACATTGCATTGTGCATGACCTTCTCTATATGCGGTGTTTCAAGCTGTTTCTTTAACCAGTTGATGACAGTTTTTTCTGGCATATTTCCACCGGCCTCGTGACGGATAGGAAAATAACCAACAAAATCACCCGCTGCTACGGCAAATCCAATAACGTAGCCATCGTCACGGCACCATCCCGGCCCCAGTGTGGTTAAGTTCGGGTCTCTTGTTTCCAAGTCAATTGCCATGCGCTCACAGTTTGTAAGGTCAGGCAACGACGATGGCGGTGCCCACTCCTCTTCATCATCAAATAAATCAGTCTTCATTAACTCGCTCCAATGCGTCTGTGGGCTCTTGTGTCCAAACAAATATAGGTGTTCCTTTGCCTATATAAGCACCGGATACGTTAAACGAAAAGTATTCCACCGCCTCCTCGTGAGTCATGTCGTGTTCTTCTACAAGGATCTCAATACATTTGGCGGCATCATACGCCAATACGTTATCATCCCCACATCTTTCAGCTATACCAAGTATAGCGTTATCGAAGCCATCAGCAATCATCGCAGTCATTTACAATCTCTCCTCCAAGTGCGGCATAACCTATGATATCTACCCATGAGTCATCCTTTGTTGAGTCCTCTGCCAGTCGCGCTAACTTTAATCCAATCATACAAGCGACTACCTGCTCTGGTGTTATGCCCCTGCCTAAGATCACGCTCCATATGGTTGCTATGCGCTCGTGATTAAACTTAGCTGGTCCATATTCCTTGGCCCTCGGACCATTGATTAGCTCTTCTGCCTTATTCAAAAAATCTTCGCGTGTTTTCATAGCCTAAACCCATAATGTGATTGTGATTCGATAATATGCAAAGACTTTTTGGCGCGAGTTAAACCCACATAAAACGTCCGTACCTCGGAGTCTTGATCCATGCTTTCAACACATGCTCTAGAGGAATCTAACAGTAAAGCGACGTTATCCGCCTCGCCACCCTTTGCTTTGTGAATCGTCGATATCTTGATCCTCGGGGTCCCCGTCAAAATAGACTCCCCCATACGACGTACTGATGTAATGTATATTCGTTCCTTCTCGCTTACTCTCAGTACTTCGTGCCACGGAGTCTCCTTGTTCACATACGGGGAGAACAGGTCTTGAATATCTGTTAGCGTGTAAGTTTGTTCTGCGTCTAAACTTGCGAGTTTCTTCCTGCCACCTCTGACGGCAGCGTCTGGGACTATTAATGTAGATAGCTTTTTCAATTCCTGTGCAGACAGTGCTTGATCCTTGCATAGTTTTAACCATACCTCGATTCCGGTGAGAACATTAGGGGAAATGGACCAGCCGGAACCTTCACGCCAAAACAGGTATCCTTGCTCTTTAATTGTGGTTGCGATCTTGTTAGCAATGAAATTGGTACGGGCTAAAATTAGCCACTCTCCGGCTGTTAAGTCCACATCTAGGATATCACGATGCCAGACCACAGTGCCAGTTTGATCTTTAGGTTTCCAAACTTTTTGTTGTCTTGTACGAAGCCGTTTTACAAGAGAATCCGCAATGTTATACACAGACTTAGGGAGTCTATAAGACTTGTCTAGCACAATCTTATTTTCGGATGCCCTTAAAAAATCTCCAACATTTACACCCATCCAAGAGTAGATGCATTGATCGTCATCGCCAGCAAAATATATACGCTTTGCCTTGGGTTTGATTATCTCGTGAACCATCTCCCACTGTAGCGGGACAAGGTCTTGCGCTTCGTCTACAATAAGGACATCAAGGTCAGGGCTGTACCCTTGGACGATGAATTCTTCAATCATGTCCACGAAGTCTACCTTGTTTGTTTCCTTCTTATAATCCTTGATAACTTGATCAACTACTTTTAGCTGCTGGAAATATAGCCTCCAGTCATCGGTTATCCGAAACTGCTCCTCCAATGATCTGCCAGTAACCCTAGCCATCTGTATCATTGACAGGTAAGCGTCGCCGCTTTTTCCTGCGGTAAATAAAACCCCGTCCTGCATAGTTAACGAAGAGTTTGAAGAAAACTCTAACCCTACAAGGTTTGCTATCTTTGAGTAGTCGGAGCCACGCAGCACACGTTCTTTGGTTAACCCAAGGCAATGATACGCGAACGAATGTAAGGTTCTAAACCAAACCATTTGTCCAACATCCATGCCTAACTTTTCTGCTGCCCTTGTCCGCGCTTCTTCCGCAGCCTTACGACTGAACGAAACAAATGCTATGGACTCTGGCTTAGTGCCGCTGTCCAACTCCTTCTGTACAATGTTAATTAACTGTGTTGTCTTGCCCGTGCCCGGGGGTCCAAAGATAGTTGTTTCCATTAGAACGGCACCTCACTATCTTGGACCACGATCGCCGGAACAAGGACCTCACTATTAAACGCAGGAACCCACCACACACGAAGAGGCTTACTATCCCCTTTTGTGGTCTTAAACCTTCTCTGACCATTAGCCGCCCCACCAGAGTTAAGCTCTTTCAATCGCTCTTGTATCTGCCCACGACTGTACGTTTCAAACTTGTTGTTGCGCAGGTATTTCATCAACGCTTCTATCTTGAAGTAGGTCATGTTGTCCTCCTCGTCGGTGAACGGTTTGCCAAGAGTAATCTCCTCGGCTGACTGAGCTTGCACCCTGCCATCACAAAAGCCTTCAAGAAGGTCCATGAACTGACCCTTGTATGTAAGTTCTTCAGGGACCTCAATCTCGCTCATGTCTTCCATCATTATGGAAACAATCTGCTGCCAAGTATCCATCTTCATCATCGGCGGCATCTTACGGATTTGTTCCATGCAAGCTTTTTGAAATCTCTGTGGTGTCTGCAAGTCATCGGTTGTTAGCTCGACACGTTGTCCAGCTACGTCACAAAACCACACAGGCGGCTCTGACTTAACAACACATAACCCCGACACATCCATGTTTGATACATGACTGCCAATACCAAACTTTTTTGTCTTGCAAAGTGTTTTGTTGCAAAAACTTTTAAGTGGCTCTTGATCGCACGGGAATCCATACTCCTTCTTCTCATGCTGGTTCTGGATCGTTACGATCTCTGACGCTGGCAGGGAAGGAGTGCAATACTTACTGTTAATTTCTTCGAGTCTGGCTTTCCAGTTCTCGGGCTGCTCTTTCTTGCAACCCACGGCTGCTGCAAACATAACTGTGTTGCGTGTGCCTTCGGGAATCCCCTGTCCGAACATACATGCCAGACAGGGGGCCCAATCCTTAAACTCGTCAACCTGTTTACCAAATGTCAAACCAACAAAGCCATCCGGTGATACAGCCCTCTCGTCAACAAGAGTAAGGAATTCTTCTAACGACGCTGGCTCTCCGTCTTCTTTAATCGCGTAGCGGAGAGTTTGTTTCTCATCAAAGTACGGCAGGTTAATAAAGTTCCCCACATCACCACGCTCGACAAGAATTTGTTCTTGCTTTGGGAAAATTTCACAGCCGCCATAACCAAGTACGGCAGAAATCTCTGAAGCTTTATCACGGAACTCTCCTGCATTTATGTGCTCTTTAAAAAAGAAAAATATATGTGCCCCACCAGACTTTGAACGACACACCACTGAAGGTACTTTTAAGCCGCGCAACTTTTTGTCCAGTTCAACAACGTCCAGCGGGTATTGATCAATATCCAACGCACCAAACTTGCAGTTATTCTCTTCGTTAATTGGGATAGAGCCAACACCATTGGAGCCTTTTAAATGCTCCTCGACTAGCTCTTCCGTCAGTGGTTTGCGAACGATGAATGACTTGGCTTTTTGTTTACCAGCCCTTCTCTCATTCGATATCTGTGTCTGTCCATGCGCCGCGCTGAATCCTTCAAACGCAGCCATGAACCTTTTTAAATAGGTCATGGTTTGCCCCTAGTTGGTTTGGGGTGGTGAAGGGAGGTACACCACCCCAAGAGGTTTAAAACGGTACGTCTAGTTCCTCTGCCGCCTGCTGTTTTTCACCAGTACCCGTCTTAATATCACCAGCCCTAAAGGAATCATACATTTGTTGAGCCTCCTTCTGCGCTGCTACAGGAACGTCACCTAGCTCCATCTTATTTACCGCGAAGTTGAACCACGATCCCTTGTCGTTGGTTTCCTGTACGGTAGTTATCTTCCAAGGCACTGCCCACATAGGCGGGTTAAACAGTCCCTTCTCTGGGTGCATTATCTTTAGCCCAGCCATCTTGGTGTTCCACTGCTTGGCAACCTTCATCTGTGTCTTCTTCATGTCACAGATCATCTGTGTGGTAGCACCATCCTTGTCTACCCCAAGCACTAGAAACTGTGCCACGCGAACAAGCTCGTTGCCGGAAGGCAGCATTTCGTTTGCACCTACACGCTCAGTGTTGCGAATATCTGGGTGACCAGCTTCTATCTCACCCATAAAATTACCACCTGCTTCGCGGAGTTGAAACTCCAGAAACTTTGTGGTGTAGGCACATACTAAAACATTAAGCCCGTCATCTGCTTCCCAGACTTGACCAGTCACGGTGTTGAAGATATCCCCTGCCGACGCACCCTTGATGTACTTTGCGTCCGTCTTTAAAAGCTGGGGCGACAAAGGTTGTAAGATCCGTAGAAATGGGATCTGCATATCCTCTACACCAATTTGATCCATGCCCTGACCTGCGCTATCGAACAGGTCATCCATTATGTTTGCCACTGCTGTGGACTTTGCTTCTGCTACTTGTGTATCAGCCATTTTATTTAGTTCCTCTTAATTTTAGCTTCAGTGCCGACATAGATACCGAATGTATCAAAGTCGATTTCTTGACCAGATTCAATACGCCCCTTCACCCAAGCCTTTAAAGTCTGCGGATGAACGTGAGTCTTATGTGCTGGGTCAAACCCCTGATTGCGAAGGTCATCGATCACCGCACCAGCCATGTTATCCTGACCGACGTTGAACGAAACTGTTACATCATTTTTTATAATGTCGCCTTCACCAATAGAACGTAGCCATGAAAAAGCTTCGTCCCTTTTTTCATCAGTGATCCTAGCATGCACAAACTGACGGAGTGCTACCTTATTACCATCAACGGTAATACTATCCATGCCCATCTCTTGCATAAGAGATGGTATGTCTTCTTCGTTTACTTTTCTTTTCTTGAACTTTAGATCCTTCAGATACTGCTCTGCTTGTGCAATCTCTTCATCGATCTTCATAGACTCACGGATCAGAGTAGACAATGTGCTACCCTTCTCACCGCTTACTTTGTCGAACTTACCGGCATCGACTTCCTCGTCCATTAGCGAGAATATATCGCTCATCTTTCTGTCTCCTTCGTTAAAGTTTAACCCCTTCGGGTGTGAGGCACTGTACCTACAACAATAGGTGCAATGTAGTCAAATTGTTTTTTAAGCTCTGTTACTAACAGCTTCTGCAATCCTTGCTTCAGAGTTAGAAGCATCTATCGATGCCATGCGTACCAAGTGTGCCACTTGTTTGGAAACACTACGGTCATTGACCTCTGCCATTTCACGCAAAGCCCCGTACACATCCACTGAAACAGCAACTGATTTCCATTTTGTTGTATCCAACGCTTTACCTCCACGGTATTAGATGTTAAGTTGCCCCAACTTATCCTATAAATACTTTTGAGGTCAACTAAATAATGCGAAAAAATAAAAAAATAAGTGATGGTCCCGATTATAAAATAGCGATGGGTAAAAGATCTGAACTTCTTGCTGCCGATTATTTAATTATGAAGGGTTGTTATGTATACGCTCCCTTTATTGAACAGGGCCCAATCGACTTGATAGCGTTAGACCAAGAGGGGGTAGAACACCGCTTCGATATAAAGACCGTTTCCCGCCGCAGTGACGGAACAATAATCTCAAGAGCCAGAACCGACCTTCAACGAATCCTTGGCGTTCAAATACTTTATGTTTGCCTCGACACCTACGAAGTTCACCGTTACCCCCATCATTTCTCCCGCAACATTGACCCTAAACTCTCCCGCAAAAACGCTGCTAACAGGCACTTTAACGGGGTGATACCTCTAACCATTGACGAACTTCTTCCCCAAGGGTCTTCGCCGAAAGATCAATCTTCGCCCGAAGGGAACGGACAATGTACTCGTCAATCGAACCCCGGGTCACAAGATCAACGTAAGTCACAGGGTGGTGTTGACCAATTCTGTGGCACCGATCCTCAGACTGAATCCTAGTTTCTAAGTTAAAATCATTGGCGTAATAAATTACGTTGGTTGCAGCGGTTAAGGTAAGACCAAAACCTGCGGTTTGAGGGTTAGCTACGAAAAACCTAGCATCCTCAAACTGAAACCTGCGGATCGCCGCTTGCCGGTCGCTGTCGCTCGTGTCTCCAAAGTAGTTTACTGTGCTGTCGCAACCGTATACCTTCTTCAACTCTTCGGTAATTTTTATTATGTCGTATCTAAACCTCGACCATATAATTATCTTGCCGGACATCTCTTCAACGGTCTCAAGCAGAGCAGTTATACGATTTGTTTTAAACTCTACCAAGTCACCGTCATCGGTCTTCAAATGACCACACAACACCTGTTGCAGCCGCAACAGTTGCGTCATCACTGCGGGAGCAGACACCAGTTCTCCATCACCAAGAAGCACAATAGCTGCCTTCTTCAGAGACATATAATACTCTCGCTGCTTGTCGTTTAAGTTTACTTCACGGACGGTGTATATTTTAGCAGGTAAGTCTAGTGCCTCGTCTTTGGTCACACGATACGAGAAACTATCCAGTTTGGTAGACAACTCCTCAAGGTTTCTGTATCCCACAATTTGTTGAAAACTGTGACTGCCCATCCGCTGAGTTCGTGTGATGGCGTATCGACCTTGGAAGGAGTAGTAAGAGTCATGCCCCAAGAGTTCGGTGTCCATAAATCCGCATTGCGAGTAAAGATCCATCGGTGATTTCGTAACGGGTGATCCGGTAAGTATACGGCGAAACGATGCACTCTTACCAATTGCAACCAGAGCCTTAGTCCGCTTGGCTTTGGGGTTTTTAATAGTTGTTGACTCATCAACCGCAAGTAAAAACGACGATCCGCGAACGAACATCTCCATGTACTTTCGTACTTTGGTTGTTGCGAAACCCTCGACGTTGACAAGGAAGATGCGGAGCTTTTTACGCTCCTCAATACCTTCCTTGAGGTGCCTTTGTTGATCCTTGTTAGGGTTCGGATTCCAAACATATACCTCGTGTTCAATGTCCTCTCGTAGATGAGCAGGTATTTCAGATACCTGCCAGTTGCGGTACACACCTTTGGGCGCAACGATGACGACTGTATCGATCTTCTTTTGCTCGTATAGCCACGCCACGTTGTCGATAAGAACTTTAGACTTGCCACAGCCCATCTCCATAAAATATCCGTAATTGGTTTTGTTGTATGACCGCTCCAACGCAACACGCTGGTGTTCATACGGTTTGGTTTTATATTTAAATTTCATGCTTTTGCCCCCTTATTCAGGCTCTGTTAGCCCACCTTCCATAATAGAAAACTTTGCAGCCTCTAAATAAAATAAAATATCCGCAACATCCTCTTGCGTTGTAACCATTTTTATTGACCCGTCCTCTGTCGTACCAAGTATAAGTACGTCTGTAAGTGTCTTACCTGCGATTTCACACAAGACAGGCACCGGATCTTTCTTTAGCTCTATCTTTCTAGGAAAATGTACGATGTTATCGTTATCGTTCTCCGTCATCGGGTAGTCCTTCCGCTATTTGGTTGCCTCTATCCCGCATGTCGAGATAGACTTCAAGTCTCTTCCGTGTTTGTTCTGCTTCACGGTAGAGACCCGCAGTCTGCAACTCTGTGAGCTCCTCGTCAAGTATCCGAATAATCCGGCCTATCCCTGCAAAATTCTTTTCCATGCTTCTCGCACCTTTGCTTCTGCTTCGTTGCTGATGTCTGCATCATTCAAAGATTCTTCAATCACATCTTCTATAATAGTCACCGCATCAGACCAGTACATTTTTTCCGGTGCGGCGCAAAGATCTTCTTCGCTTGGCATCAGTTTAGTTTCTAACATTGTGACCTCCTTCGGGTCTCTTTGAATTATTTCTAACTTACATAAGGGACACCTTAATAATTGTGTGCCCTCCCTCACACCGGATACAACAGTGTGAGGTTCTAGTTTGTGGCGGCACTTAGGACACTGGTTCGCGTCTAAACGCTTTTGCCATGTACCATCGCCAGCCTCAATCACCATCGTAGACCTCCACGCCTCCGTAGGCTTCTTTGCCTGCGGTTTCCTGAACCTCGCCCCATGTCTCTGCCATCATGTCATGGATGTCAGATAAACCTAAGTGACTAACCATGTCCATGTGACCTTCCATCTCCGAAGTGAAACTAAGATAAGTTCCACTCCGGTCTGCGACCTCAAGCATTTTGTCCATGAACTGCTCTTCAAGATCCAAGGCCATCTGTTTCATTCTACCCATGCTCTTCGACCTCCTCTTCCTTAACGTCCTCTTCCAACACATAGTCAGCCCAGTAATACCCCTGCCTTGTAGGCGGGGCGAAACAGAACTCTTCCTTTAGTGAATCGACAGCTTGGCGCAGATTCCTAACGTCAGACAGATTGCAGTCTGAAGTCTCTTCGATCATGTTGCACATGTTCTTCAACTTGTTATGCATATCCAAAAGCTTGATACGCATATCCCTTGTTATTCTTTTACCGTTAGCCATTACCTTATCCTCTTTCATAAAAAATGTTTGCCACAGGGTAGTAAGTTCCTTGAGCATCCGATTCTGGAATGTCAGCCTCGTCAGCAAAAGCATCCGGTGCTAAACCTTCGACCGCTTTTCTACTGGCCTCAATCCTTGCCCTTCGCGCATCTCCCTCAACCTTATTTATCGCAGCATAAGGCATATTAACCCATGTGTTATACTGATCCTTAGATATTCTATTTCCCATCACCAAGTTCCTCCTTCTTCTTCCTGATAACCCTGCCCATAGCGTCATGCCGGATAGTTATTTTCACTGGAAGCTTTAACGCTTCCCTTATTTCCTCGAACGTCGGTACTTTTTCCATTACTCCACCTTTTCTTCTGACACGAAAACAATTCCTGTCCGTTCCTTACGCTCCTTACGATAGGCTCGTGCAATATCACGCCCCATGCGGTTGTTCCAACTCTCATACCAGCGAATGGTCTTTTCACTGTGGGGTTTTTTATAGTCATAAAACCTGCTGGCTTTTTTCTCTCTGTTATATTCCTCTGCTGCTGTTGTGGCATCGTCATCAACATACATGCGGTAACTCTCACGAAAAACATTGTATCTGTGGTAACGCATGTAAATCTGTCTGCGCTTTGCCATTTTCTCACAGTCTGGGGGGATCAGTGTTTGTTCCCCGCTAATCCAGCTTCTTGGAATTCTGGCGCGTAGCTCCTCTTTCCCATACTCTCGCTCAAATGATGTTGACACATTCATCACGCCGTTCTCTTCAAAAGTTATCCAACCTTTGTCGAACAACTCGTCAAGGGTTTTACACAAATACAAACCATTAGCCGGATCAACACACTCTTCCTCTGTTCTGCACATTGCCAAAGGCTTTATGTGACTGGCTATGCACCCATATCCCATACCAGTAACCTCACAACATTTTCTGTGCCGTTCCAAACCTTGTTTGAATTGCCTACGAATAGCGTTTATGTTTTGTCTGTTTAGCTTTTCAACGTAAGGTGTGTAATCTAAAACACTGTCTACGTTTAAACGCGAAAGTTCTGAAGCAAGAGAATTGCTGGCGTTATACCTATCTTCCATATTACTCATTAGGTATCTCCCTTATGTCTGTACCATAAACCCAGTGACCATCATCCAGATCCACTACATACCTAGTCCGCAGGATGGAGGCCGCCGAACCAAGGTTTGCTTCAAAAACCTCATGCCCATACTTCTCGCCTAACTGGACTTCATCTATCGTGACTATGGATGCCTCGCCGTACTTCGTCGAAACACGATCCCCGATCCTTATTAGCATGTTCTAACCCTATCATTCGATATAACGTAGCAGATATCTTCATAAGACTCAGACACCCAGTAACCACCGTTGTTACTAATTCCATTGTCCACAATGCATATGTCACGTTCGAGTGTGCCCCATTTACGGTGCGAATGTTCCACTGTAAACGTATCACC